CGCGTTGGAGTATGCGAGTGATGAATTGAAGGCTGATCGTGAGGTGGTTCTGGAAGCGGTGAAGCAGTATGGCTTTGCGTTGGAGTATGCGAGTGAGGAGTTGCAGGGTGATCGCGATGTGGTGCTAGCAGCGGTTAGTCGGCATGGGCACGCGTTGCAGTATGCCAGTGATGAATTGAGGGCTGATCCTGAGATAGTGCTGGCAGCAGTGAGAGAGAGTAGGCATTCGGTGCAGTATGCAGGTGCTGAAATAATAGAGGAAATGGCAGTGTGTTGGGCAAAGAGTATGGAACAGGAGGTAAATAATGATTAATGAAAATAGTACAAAAGAGGAAGTGTTGGAAGCGATTAAGCAGGAGATGTATTTGTTGGAGTATGCGAGTGAGGAATTAAAAAATGATCGTGATTTTATGTTGGAAGTGATTAAGCAGTATGGGACGGGGTTGTATTATGCAAGTGAGGCATTGAGGGCTGATCGTGAGGTGGTACTAGCAGCGGTTAATGAGGACGGGTATTCGTTGCGGTGGGCCTCTGATGAATTGCGAAATGATCGTGAAGTGGTGGCAGCAGCGGTTATGCGGACTGGGCTTGCTTTGAGATATGCGTCTTTTAGTATAAGACTTGAAGCAGCGCGATGTTGGCTTGTGGAGGTAAAAAAATGATGAAACTTATTAGTCAACTGATTTATTCAATAGTGTTTTTTGGTTCGTTGATAGTTGCTGGGGTTTTTGTTATTGCCGGTCCGAATTTAGACGAAAACGACAAAACTTTAGGCGGAGCGTGCTACAATTATTTAATTCGTATATTACTAGCGGCAGTTGCGTTAGTGGTGTGGTACTACGTCTTCACATTTATTTTGTTTTTATTCTTTGAAACATTGGGAGCGTTGTAAGATGAGTGACGATATAAGATCGCATAACATTGGTGCGTCGGACTATTCCAAGTACAAAATACAGCCATGGGATATTTGGCTTGAGTACAATTTAAATCCGTGGGACGCTGATATTGTTAAGCGTGTGCTACGCAACAAACCGGGTGAGCGACGACTGGATTATGAGAAAATTATCCATGTGTGTCAAGAGCGTATCCGGCAAATAGATGAGGTTACTCCGAGGGGATTTGGGGATGTGTCCATTGTGCCATTGAAATCGGGGATGGAAGAGCCGACCAAGTGGATTACGACCAAGTGGGTTACTGATAAGTTTCAACAAGTGCTGGAGGATAACGAAAATGATTGATAAGACTAGTACAAAAGAAGGGCAGAATGATCGTGATGTCGTCATGGCGGAGATTAAGCAGAATTTGAAGGCGTTGCTGTCAATACATGGGGCTGCGATAGAGCGTATGGAACAGGAGACAAAAAATGATAAACGAAAATAGTACAAAATCAGAAGTTTTAGAAGCGGTGAAGAAGGGGGGGATGGATTTGCGTTTTGCTAGTGAAGAATTACAGGATGATCGTGATGTAGTGATGGCAGCGGTGAGGCAGAATGGCTTTGCCTTGAAGTATGCGAGTGAAACATTGCGTGGTGATCATGAGGTGGTCATGGCGGCTAAAGCAAAAGTTTTAGAAGCGGTGAAGAAGGAGGGGATTGATTTGCGTTTTGCTAGTGAAGAGTTAAAGGATGATCGTGATGTAGTGTTGGAAGCGATAAAGCAGAATGGTGATGCGTTTTCGTATGCAAGTTATAGATTGCGTGGGGACCATGAGGTGGTCATGGCGGTGTTAGAGAAAGATTGGGAGCTGTTGAAGTGGGCGAGTGCGAAGGGTAGGAACCGTGATTTTATTGTGAAAGTTGCGAGAGGTTTAAGTGACACTGCCTTGTATGACGTAGTAACTAGGTGGGTTGGTACTGGCAGCCATTGGCAATGAGAGGGTGGGCTCGATAATGATTAAACCAACCTTAACCTATGATCCATTAACGCAAGAGTATTACTATAAATGTAGTCGAGAAGAGAAGGACATACCCAAACAGTGTCGGATGAAATGGTCTGCTGGCAACACGGCTTGGAAAACTAAAGACTGGGCATTGGCCATGAGAGCCGCAGAGCTTTCAGGCATTGGTACCGAGATGTTTAGAGATAAACTTTTAAAGCCACCAGCTCGACTCACCCTACCAGATTTTTTATACGACTACCAGAAAGAAGGCATCCAAACAATCGTAGCAAATAAGAATCTATTGCTGGCTGACGAGCAGGGGCTAGGTAAAACTGTACAAACCATTGAGGCGTTGCGGTACATAGACGCCCGGCGCATTTTAGTATTGTGTCCGGCCTCACTTAAGTATATGTGGCAAGAGCAATTTGACCAGTGGTCGGATAACTTACTCACCCAAGTAGTGGCCAACGGCAAGTCGGCAATCGTAGCCACAAACAATGTGGTGATTGCTAACTACGATCTGGTATCTAAACGCTATATCTATGAGCAATTGCGGGACTGGTCGCCCGATATGGTGATCTATGATGAAGCGCATTATCTCAAAAACCCCACGTCCAAACGGGCAAAGGCCTCGTTTCTATTGGGGGCTAAAGCCAGCCGGCGACTGATGCTTACGGGTACCCCTATGCTTAATCGGCCGATAGAACTTTATAGTATTTTAAGATTCTTAAAACGAGAAACGGTTGAGCCATACGACAATTATAAAAAATACGGGTATAAGTTTTGTAACGGTAAAGAGGGCCCGTTTGGTTTTGATGTTAAGGGAGCCAGTTGTACCGATGAATTAAACTACAGACTCAAACGCACCGTGATGCTACGGCGGTTAAAGAAAGATGTGCTTACAGACTTACCAAGCAAGACGATGCAGATTATTCCTATGGAGCAAACCAAGGACACGAAAAAGATAGTCAAGCAAGAAGGACTGTTTGATGTGGCCAAGATTTTAGAAAAGCCAGATGCAAACCTTATTGGCGAGATGGCTACTATTCGGCGAGAGCTTGGAGAAGCTAAGTTGCCACAGAGCGTTAGTTACATTAAAGATGTAATGGCGAGTGGCGTTGAAAAGGTTGTGGTGTTTGCGTACCACAAGGTAGTATGTGAAGGGCTGTACGAAGCGTTTAAAGACGACGGAGCAGTGTTAGTCTATGGCGGTACTGCGTCAACAGATCGCCAACGCTACGTCGATCGGTTTCAAAAAGACGCAGACACTAAAGTATTTATCGGCCAGATACAAGCTGCCGGCACTGGACTCACCCTAACCGCAGCCAGTCATGTAGTGTTTGTAGAGAACAGCTGGGTGCCCGGAGAGATGGACCAAGCAGTTGACCGGTGCCACCGGATTGGCCAAGAAAATAAAGTTATTGCGCAGGTATTGGTTGTTAAGGATAGTATCGACCATGTTATAATGAGGTCTATGTTTTTTAAAAAGAGAAAGATTAAGGAGGTATTGGAATAAATGGAAGTAATTGATCACAGAACAGAAAAACTTAGTAAGATTGTTAGGCTAGAAAAGAACCTAGACATGGCTGCTCAATACGCGCCTCGACTCGTTAAACGCTTGGGGGTGGGTAGTAGACACGCTTTCCCAAGCTGTTATAGTTTCGACGCAACGTATGGGTATTTCGTAGCCAAAGACGGAAGCAAGCTCCCGGGTGCCAGAGTGCACATACACCACAATCTATTGGACTTATCGGTGGTAGAAAACTGGGGGCTATCCTACATTGACGAGATACTTGACCCAAAGAACCGAGCATTAGATGATTTGGTTAAGCGCATGGCAAACTCATTCAGAGCCGGAGCGACTCGTGTTAGTTGATAAAGCGAGAAGTTTCGCTATCGCGTATCATGAAGGGCAGAAGTATGGGGGGCTACCGTACATGGAACATTTGCGTCAAGTGGCCACGTTTTTAATACTAGAGCTTGACATTACTGACGTAGACGCTGTTGCGGCCGCCTACCTTCATGACATAGTGGAGGACACTCAATGTACTGCGGCACTGCTTGCTAGAGAATTTAACCTGGGTGTCACTACGATAGTTAGAGCATTAACCCGCGACCCGGGCGAAACCAGCGAAGACTACATTATTAGGATTCACCATGCCGGTCGTTACGCCATGGCAGTGAAAACAGCAGACCGAGTGTGTAATTTAAAAAACCTAATAATAGATGCTGAGGAGGGTAAGCTAAAACCGAAACTGATAAAGCGATACGAGCGTGAGCTTAAAACCATACGGGAGTATTTCCCTATGGAATTTGTAGCGCATATCAATGGGGTGCACAGCCATTTGAGGAGTGTACTATGAGCGCACATTCACTATTCGGCGCGTCATCCGCACAGATTTGGACCAATTGTACAGCACAGCCATGCTTGGCTTCGCAAGCTAAAACGTTTGAGGAGCAAACCGATTACGCCAGCGAAGGCACCACAGCGCATGACATTGCGGCTGAGATACTTAAGGGCCATTTACCCCCAGAGAGTATCAGTACGTTGCCCGACGAGATGGTCGACGCCATTATCATGTACGTTAAGTACGTCCGGCGACACGTTAAGAAAACCAGTAAGCTATATGTCGAGCAACGTATCCGACTGGACTCTATTGACGGCGGTCGCTTTTTTGGCACGGCGGATGCTATTGTTTCTTCCAAAACCACATTGACAGTCATTGATTTTAAATACGGCCAAGGCATTAGTGTGCAACCAGAGAACAATCCCCAACTGCTTTATTATTTGTTGGGCGCAATAGAGCTTGAGGGACTTGACATCATGTGCGGTAAAAAGTTTTATGTAGCAATTGTGCAACCACGGATGGAGAAAGACCCAATCCGTAAAGTTGAAGTGCCGGCTCGATCGTTGATTGCGTTTCAAGCATTTTTAGAAGGAC